AGATTGTCTAATCTTTCCTGTCCTGCGTTAACTGTCTCACGAAAACTGTCTTGCTGCCCAAATACTTCTTCTCCAAACTCTTCAGTCACAAATGCTTTTAATGCATCTGCAGCTAAATCGCCTTCGTACATTTGGTCGGCTGCTTTACCAATACCTTTGGTTCTGTCTAAACCTACTTGTTTAAACAAGTCATCTCTCTCTTTGACTTGATAAGTGGCTAGTTCTTCTTTCAGAGCTTTGTTCTCTTCTCGAATTGCTTTCCAATTCTTATCTTCAGTCTCTTGTTGAGGTGACTGAACCTCGGTTTCGTTAGTTACTTCTTCAGACATGTATTGTCTCCTTTTCCTATAAATAATATTTTTACGAGTGCCATCTATGTTATGCACTGGGTCTACTACATATTATTTATTTTGCATGTCTTGTATGTAGGCATCAAGACAGTTCTCGTATCAAAGGTCTAGTTTAACCATCCGACCTAAGTAGAATGTCAATAATTATTATATCATAGTATTTTATAATGCAAGCTGTTTAAACAGATAGCTATAACTCTGTTAAACCTGATACTTCTCCTAATGATGTAGTAGCGGCACCTGTGACAATAGAGCTTTCAGATGCTGCCATAGCTTCTGCACTTTTCAATAATTTTAATTGTTCAGGGCTTAATCCTGATAATCCTAAAGCAATGTCTTCTTCTTTAAGGTCTATACCTCTTCTAGCTGCTACTCCTGATAAACCTTTTAGTTCTGTAGTTCTTGCTAATATTTCTCTTGACTTATCTTGTCCTATGTCTGCAGCAATAAACTCTTCGATTACTGGTCTTGCAAGAGATATGTCTGCTACTTCTGCTTCTGCTAATATCTGCGATACAAGTATTTGATTTTCTAATACTGATGTAGCAATATCAGGTGATATAAACATAGCAAACAAAGCCTCATCTGTTAAGTCCATACCATATTCAGTAGCATAAATATTCTTTACTAAATCTCTTTGTTTTACTAACTGTGTATAACCAAACTCTAACCTAGCACTAAACTCTTGTACATCTACATCTCCTGCAATAGCCTCTATAATTTCATTTTCAAATATGTCAGGGTTAAGGTTGTATGTTCTAAGGCTGTCTCTCATAACATCTTTTGCTTCTAAGTATTGAACTTCAGTCATGCGTAATGTACCATCTTCTCTTTTAATACCAGGAAATAACTTAGCATATTCATCTGTAGCTCTAGCACTAGCTAATGCAATATCTACACTTCCAGTCGAGGTCCAACTATTTATTATTATTCTTAAAACCTCTTCAGAAAAATATGGATATAAGGCTTTAGCTTCATTTAATGTTGGAGTATAAGTTTGTGGTTGAGGGGCAAAACTAAAGTTTTGTTGAGGTGGTTCGTATTGTTGTTGTTGGTCTTGTAAGTTTTGCATAAGAGACTGTATGAGATTGTTTGCAATATCTAATGCATTTTGTAATTCATTATTAGCACTGCTTTCAGAAGATGAGCTACTTTCATTTGTAGGAACATTAGTTGTTGCAGGTTGTGTCTCTACTCCTGTTACTATCCCTGTAGTATTAGCAACTTGTCCTAAATCTGTATTTTCAAAAACATTTGCATTTTCACCAAACAATGCTGCTTGTTCATTTATTTTTGCTTGTGCTGCAGCCCTGGTAACTGGTCCAATAACACCATCGGCCTTAACACCTAACTCTTTTTGTAACGCAATTATCTCTTCTCTTGTCATTAAAATACTCCTGAATATGATTGTGGAAGTCTTCTAGTCAAATCTTCTAAGAATGCATTTTTAACTCCAGGCCTATCTATAAATTTTTCTCTGACTAATGCATCAAATGCTTGATAGTCTCCCTTTGCTTCTGCAATTAATCCATTAACTGCATCCTGGTCTTCGTTATTTAACTTAACTACTTGTCCACCACCAGTTCCATTTATAATTCTTGATGCTCTGTTTGTATAGTATGGGTTCCAGGTTGACCATTTAGAACCTGCAAATGAAGGATACAAAGTATCGTGTACATCTCTTAATTGTTGTTCTACTCCTGCAGAGTTTCCTGCTTTTATTTGTGCAGACATCTTCATAAACTCTCCAGTGCTTTTGTAACTCTCTAATGCAGCAGGGCCTAATATGTCGTTTATTAGATTAGCTGCAGTAGATTGTCCTACATTAACACCACTAAATTGCCCTACATATCCTCTTAGACTATCAGGTAACAACTCTTCTCCACCTAACATGTCAAGATATGTACTGTCATCTATAAAGTCAATGTACATATTTACTTCATCTACAGTTTTAAATTTACCTGTAGTAAGGCCTAATGCTAATGTTTGTGCTAAATCTCCTACTGGTCCACGCATATCTCTACGCAACATTTCTTCTCTTATCTTTACAACATTGTTTTTTATTTCTTGTTCAACAGCATTAGGGTCTGCATAATATCTAATCATGTAATTTCTTTCACCCTCTGTAGTGCTTTTATACCAGGCAGTATTTGCTAAATCATCTGTTGATATTGGTACGCCAGTAAGTGTTGCAGCTAGAAAAGCAGCTTGTACATCGTTATCTAGTAACCAAGACATACCATTTTTTTCTGCTCTAGTTGCTAATAGATTTTCTTGTACATCCATAACGCTTCTGTAATCTTCTTGTTCTTCGCCTGTAATAATCTGTGAAACTAATAAATCTTCGTGTCCTCTAAAGACATAACCAAATACTTGTGCGAACTTTGCTTCATCAAATTTTTCTACTGTTGCTCCAGGTTGTATAAATGTTGGGCTATCTACTTTAGCTAATATAGGAAAGTCTCCTAATTCTTCATCTGTATCAAAGAAGACTGCATATATAACACCATTGATTTCTATTAATCTTTCAGGTTGAAATGTAAACTGATTAGTTAACACTATTCTTCTTTGTCCTTTCCAATAATTCTTTTGCCCACATCTGTAAGCGATGGTGCATCTTTACTTGTTTCTAAACCTTCTTCAATATTTTCTTTAACCATTTTACCAAACTCTAATGGTCCTCTTGCAGCACTACCAAGAAGTTCAGCAGTACCTTTTACAGTAGCTTCTCCAAAAGCTGTAATAATTTTTAGAAGTTTATAGTAGTTTAAGGCAGGCCTGTTAGCCATTTTTTCTCTTATTGCTTCTGTTACAGGGCCTACTTCACTATTGAAATCCTCATTGAACTTATCTGCAAAGCTCTTATCTTCTTGTTTAAACAATGAGCTATCAGCCTCTTTTTCAGGCCTTTGTTCAAATTTAGTGTTAGGTGCCTCTTGTTCTACTTTGTTATCTTCTTCCATTATGGTAAATCTCCTAATCCTATAGCTCCCATAGATGCTTCAAACAAGTTTGTTGAGTACTGTATATCTTGTAATGCTTGGTTAGCATCCATTTGTTGTTGCACTTCAGGCCTAGCTTTAAGTACATCTGTAAGTATTTCCAAAGAACTTTTAACAACTGGCAACTCTCCACCTTGCTGCCCCATTAAATATTCATAAGATGGAAGTACTAAAGGTAAAGTATTTCCTTTAAGATATCTTGGAAACTCTCCTGGTTTTGTGGCTCTAACATCTTTAAATGTAGAATTTAAAATTATGTCTCTATCTGAAGGTAAAGCATCTTCATATTTTCTTTGTAATGCTGCAGCTTCACTATTAGCTTGTATAACTAATTGTCCATAATTTACATAATCTTGTGGTGTAAATGTTACATCAAGTATATCTTCTACCTGGTCCAGGGCTTGTTGTATTTGTCCAGGTGACATGACTGCTTTAGATGACATATACTCTGCTTCTTTTAATAAATTAATAAAGTCTTCTGTTTGGCCAAAATCAGTGATAGCTTGTTCTAATGTTGTTGTGTACATAGGTACATTGGCATTTTTATCTTTTTCCCAATTACCACTGTCTGCTGCTTCTATAAATATTGCAGACATAAAGTTTGCTTCTCTGTCTGTCCATTGTCCATACTCTTCTATAGTTGGGGCAGGCATACCTGCTCTTGTCATTTTTTGCTGCAGTATAAATATATCTGATGGGTCCAATCCAGTAAACATGCTGTATTCGTGACCTTTCCAAAATGGAGCAGGAACTTCTTTACCTGTACTATCTTTAATAGTTCCATCTACTGTTGTGGTATATCCCCAGGTAGGATGGCTGCTTCTTACAGCATTGTTATAAACATCTACTTGTTGTGATGCTTCTGCTTTTTCTTGTAAATCTTCTCCTAATACAATACCTGTTAAGTCTGCAGATTTAATAGCTTCTTGTTGGTCTTTATAAGTACCAAATTGACCACCATTATCAGTTTTCTTTTTGCTGTAAGTAATAACAATGTCAGGCATTGGTTGTGTAAATGTACCACCCTGGTCAATTCTTTGTTGTTTATCAACAGATGAAATATCATCGTATACTTTTACAAAGAAATCTCCGATAGCATCTTGGTTAGAAGATACTGGATTGTTTAATAAATCTAAATATTCTTGTTTAGTGTCTTCTTTTAAGAACTGGTTAAAGTTACTGTCAGACATAATCTCACTAATTGTCCAGTGTTTTTCGACCATGCCCCTAGATTTTTTAGTTGGCCCACCTGCAGTTTCAACAGTAAAAAAGAATACTGGTGTATTAAAATACGACTTCATTAATTCAGTTATTGTTGTGTACTGTTTAGCACCAGGCTCGTTAGTTGTCTCTTCTTCTTCTTCTAACAACTCTTCTATTAAATCTTCGCTCACAATTATCCTTAGTCTTGGTTCCTGCTGTTATTAGGGCTTAACTCATAGAATAGCACTTCATTCGCTAGTTGTGGAAAGTTAGTGCCTTTACTTTCTTTTACCAAGTCTTGCCAAATCATGGTCATAATTTCTCTAGCTCTGACTTTTTCTCTACTTGTACCATGCAAATTCTTTGCACTAAAATCGCTACCCCTTACAGCTAACACTTCACCTTTATATTCAAAGATGCCATTATTTAATAATACATCAATTATTTGATTTCTGTAATCTACATACTTAGTTATATATGGATATTCAGGGCTTTGTCTTGTGAGTTCATAATCTTCCCATCTATCTAATTCAAAATATATATCTTCTGTAGATATTGACCTTGGCCTACCTGCAAAAGAAAACAAACTAAATCCATAATCTTCTTCTATTTCTGCTTTTAGTTCTGATATTTTATCTTGTTGTAATCTTTCAGGTACTGTTTCTTTTATATCTTTTTTACCTTTTTCATATTCAAATATTGCTTGACTATGTCTCATAAAGTCTGCATATTGATTAACTTCTAATCCCTGGCTTCTTAATTTATAAAAAGAAGGCCAAAACAATTCATCTTCTACTTTGTCAGGATGTATGTAGTATGCAGTATTTGGTAATGCATCTGCTTCTAGTAGTCGTTTTCTATCATCTTCTTGCCACCATAAGAATGAATTTTCCTTAGTAGGCTGCTTACCTGTCTTGTAGGAACTAGCTTGTTTTAATGGCACAGGGTTTATTCCAAACTTTTCAATAAATTCTTCTTGTGTTGTAAAGTGGTCGTATCCATTTTTTATTAATATCTCTTGATATTTATTAATTAGTGTTTGTGTTGCCCACCAGTTACCATCTTTGTCTTCTACTTCTATCCTAGGTTGTATTGCAGTTGGTAAAGAGAATTGTGCTGCACCTCTTATAACATACAATTTAGTTGCTTGTTTTAAAGCCTTATCGATATATTCGTTTACTGATAACTGGTCTTCTTGGTCAACAAGTCCTGCTAATACATAACTCATATACAAATCCATTGCTGTTGTTGCATACATCATTTGTCTGTCTTCATCAGGAGAACCACCTGCAATCATAAACTTCTTCCACCATGCAGGTAATTGTTCTGCTACCTTTGGTTTGTTTTGGAACTCTCCTAAGAAAAAGTTTCTTACTGCTTTACTACCTCCCATTGCATTTATAAACATAGTCATAGGAAGTGTAACTACTGGTCCAAAACCAGGAGCAAATCCATTTTGTGCAATAAGGTTAAGTCCACCTGCGTAACCAGGAGCAGTAGCTCTTACACCTTCTTCTTCTAAACTTTCACCAAATACACCTGTTTGATATGGAGATGTTATTGCATCAGGTAAATAATCTTTTACTCCTGATGCTCTTACTAAGTATCCTAAGGCCTTGAATGAACCAAGTGTCAATACATTAAACACATCGACATAGTTAAACATAAGTTTTCCTGTAGCAGGGTCACGCTCTAAGAAACCATTTTCACTATCCCATGGTTTAGCTTCTGTACCATTGTCAACTGTTATCCTGGCCCTATTAAACTTTTGAGGATTGTCTGCAATTAATTTACCCCAGGATTGGAAAACCTCTGCCCATATTTCAGGGAATGGTATGTATTTAGAAAACAAGTCTGATGCTACATGTCGTTGTGATACTGAATAGAATAGTGTTTTAACTTCATTCATTGCAGCAGTCTTTAATAGTTCTTCTGCTTGTGCAACACTTGTTACTGTATTTTCTAATGAAGGTTCTTTAGCAGCAGCAATCAATTCATCCCATAACTTATTTCCATCTACCCATACTTCTGCACCTTTTAAAAACTCTGATTTAGTTTTATCATCCATATACTTTATAACTTCTATAGCGTTCTCATAAAATGCATATCTAAACAATGGGTCTCTATTTAAGTAGTTAGATGGTTTAGATATCAACATGTTGTATCCAGTTTCTAATAAACTTTGTAATGCATCATTGCCATAATTAACATCTGCTAAATATCCTGCAGCTTGTATCTCTTCTCCAACAATCATTGTTCCACTTTCAGATACTCTGTTCTTTAGGTCAAATCTTCTTGGTAGCTGCATAGCCCCTAATCCTGCATCCTCTACCTCTTGTTTAAACAGCTTGATTAATTGCTTAAAGAACTGTTGGTTATTTGTACCTGCTTCTTTTAGCTTCATTGTTTGTATGTGTGTTTTATATCTAATCCAGTCTCTGTTTTCTAATATTCCACCATTTTTAATAAATTGGAATATCTTAGAGTTTTGGCCTACTGTCATATCTGTTACATACTTAGGATGAGTTCTTTTACCATTTGTGTACCAGGCACGAGTTGCTTGTTCAGCAGCTATTTCTCTACCTGTTACTGGGTCTAATATCTTAGCAGTCGGGTTGCCCATAAGTCTGCCAATGCGATAGTTAATACTCTCTAAGTATTCTCTAAGTGCATCATCACTTTGTAAATATAATTTATCCTCTGCATTAAAACTTCTTTTAACTAACTCTTCTAGTACACCTTTGCCATCTGTTCTAAGATAATCCATAGTTCCATCAATACCTTCATTTGCTAGTTTTATAACAATAGGGTCAGAACCTAGCAGATAAAGTTCTTCCCAAAATGCTTCCCACCATCTAGGGTTTATGTTTCCATTTTGCAAATATTTATCTACAGTAATAAATAAGTTTTCTGCTAAATCATCTCTTCCTGATACCAGGGCTTCAGTAACCATTGCTTCACCCATAGCAAGGCCATAAGTCTCATCTGTGCTAAACAAACTACCGCCTGGCATACCTTTAGCAGCACCTTTAACTTCTTCTACTCCAATACCTAGAGCTTCAAAGTTTTTATCATATAGTGCCTGGAGTGTAGGTTTGTTGAGAACACTATCAATGTTTATATCTGCTGCACCTTTACCAACTTCTTTACGATATAAATAAATTAAATCGCTATCTCCTAATACTTTTCCAAATCCTGATTTTTCTGCAAGTTCTCTATTTGCTATATATACACTTTCCTGAAATGCGTTCATCCCCATAAAGACTGCATTGCTTACAGCATTGTCTCCTACTAAACCTATAGAGACATCGACCATAAAATTACCTTCGTTATCTATATAAGTTCCTAGTACATGCTTATCTTTAGACAATAAAGATACAGTGTCATCATCAAAAAATATGTTATCTAATTGTTCATCTATGTATGTAGCTTCATCAATACCTAGTTCTTTTGCTTTTCTTTCAATGTCACCTAACTTACCTAATGAATATTCTTTGTCTTTGTATGGAGATACAAATGCATCACCTTCCGCAGGCCCTCTTGTCTTTAAGTCAAAGAACCTTCTTTCATCTAAATCTGTTGTAAATCCACCTGCTTTTATAAATGCTTCACCCATAGAATTGTAAGCAACACCATCGTATCCAACAATAGAACCTTTAGCTGTTGCTTTGATTTTCTTTGTAGGTGATTTAAATGCTTGTTCTGTTAATTCAGCAAATCTAATATCTCTTAAATCAAAATTATTTACTGCTGCTTCTATCATATAATCTGACACTACACCTGAAGAATTTGTCTCTAGCATGTGAGACTTTAATATTTTTTGTGCCTGGTCAAAGTTAATAGCAGAGAATTGTTTTATGTCTTCTACATCAATCATATTTTTAAGGAACTCAATATCATCAGCAGACATTCTTGTTTGCATAATCATTTCACCAAGATTGTTATATAGACTTGTGACATTGTCTGCTCTTACTTGATTTCCAAATAAACCATATTCTTTATTTGAGTTAAGTGCCATTCGTTGGAATGGATGTGTAATGAAGTTTACTTTGCCACCGAATGCAGCTCTCATTGCTTCTTCAGGGGCTATTCGTAACATTAATGCAAGTCTTAACATCCAGGCAGGTTTTAGTATATTGTTTTGTACATAATCTAAACCTGTCTCTATTGGTCCTTTAGGTTTTAAAGTTAGTCTATTTTTTGATACATTGTCCATTAATGCTTTTCTTGGAATTTTAAAAGCATCAGCCCATTTCATATCTGCTATTTGTTTTGGTTTATTTGCCCAGGCTCTTACCAAACTATCAGTAGGCCCAAACAATGTTTGATGTGCTTTAGTAGCTCTTACAACATCTTGCGGGTCTAGGAATGAGTTAAATGCATAACCTGCTTGTGACAATAAATGCATGCTTGGTACTGCTTCAAATACAAATCTTTCAGTTGCAGCAACATCGTACTCTATACCTAAAGCATCGAAGTGTGCTTGTAAATCTTTTATGACCTTTGTATATTTCTTTTTTATTTTTACACCATTAAAAGATAACTCTCCTCCTGATGTACCTTTGAAAAAACTTCTTATTGCATCTAATTCAGCTACATAGTTTTGTTGTTGAGTTACTAAACTTTCAACATCTACTAACAAATTAGGGTTTTGATTACCTACTGACCTAGCAATAGACTGGTTAATTCTATATACTACATCATCTAACTCACCTTGATTTTTTACAGCTAATATTTCTTGTACATACTTACCTCTTGTTTTAGCATCAACAAATGCATTTTTCATATTTGTAGAAGCATTCCAAGCAGTTTCATCAAGTTGTGTTATTAATGCAGTAGTTTCAGGTCGTAAAGAAAATGCTCTTTGCATGTGTTTAGGCAATGACATTCTTAATTGTGTACCTACACCAAGTAATCCTTTAGCAGGATTTGAACGACCAAACATACCACCAAATTTTCTAAGCGGAGCTATATCAGTAGCTTCACCAGTAATAAGTTTGCCCATGTAGTTAAAGAACTCTCCAGTAACTGTTGGCCTAGAAGGTATTACATCTTTACCAAATGCTGTATTGCTTTTAGTTAAATCTCTTACTCGGTCTAATTCTGCTTGTGCTTTTTTAGGTACATATTGTTTTATGATGTTAAACATATTGTCAAACTGTTGACCTGTTAAATTACCACCTTTAGCTACAACATCTAGTATGTCCCATACATGTAGAGGGTCATCTACTTCTAGTAATACTTTTTTAACTGATGATGGAATATTTCTAAATTCAGGAATGTCATCTAAAAACGCCATACCTTCATCACCTTTTAACATAGCTATTGCTTTACCAAACTCTTGGCCCCATCCTGTTTGTCTTATGTCATCTATAGTTCGGCCATAAAACAATGCTCTATTTTCTTTACCTCTTTTACCTAATGCAAATGTACCAAAAAACTGTTTAGATAATTGAGTAGCACTATCTGTAGCTTTTTTTGCTTTAAGATTGGCTGATGTCATACCTCTCATTGCTGTTTTTACACCTGCTCCATAAGCTAACGCTAAGTTAACTGGGTCTGCAGCAACTCTAAAAACACCATCGATAATTCCTGATACAACACTATATCCAGTAGAACCAGGTTCTGACATTTGTGCAGCTATAACTCTTCCTGGAGATATATTTATTTTTTTACCTTGTTTAGTTTCGTATTTAAATTGGTCTTCTCTTTTGTCAAACACTTGTGTTAGTGGAACACCATAAATTTTTGCAGCTTCTGTTATAGCAGTACGCTCATCAGCTCCTGCTCTTATTTGGTCTAAGTATGTTTGCGTTTCCTTTAAATCAATAGAGTTAGGTAAATAACCAGTTCCTAGGTTTAAAGGTTTACCTTTTTTTATTTGTTGTAAAGCTAAGTTAAATTCTGTAGGGCCATACTTTTGTCTTGCATTTATAAATGCTTCACCTACTGCAGGGCTAAATATACTTCCTAAAAAGTTTGCTGTGGTTCTACCTTCTTGTCCTGGAGATTGATTTACAAATGTCTCTGCTAAACCACCTAATGTAGCAGCGGCTACTGTGGCAGGTACTGACCTACCAGTTTCTTGTGCAGCAACAACTGCAGATTTAAAACCTCTTGATATTGGTTGGAATGCTGCATCTAATGCAAGCATACCTAACTGTACTCCCCTTTTACCCCATCCGACTTTAGTAGTAACTTCAGATGCATACTTATTAGCTAATACTTCTGAATTTCTTTTAGCTAACTCTAATGCTAAGTCATCTTCAGGATTTAGGCCTGTAAGTGCTGAATATACTACCATTTGCTTCGGTAGGGTAGGGTAGGCCTGACCCATATTGACTATTCTTTGTTGTAATTCTGCGTTAGTTTCTGTAGTACCTTTTTTGTATGAGTTTACTCTGTTGAGTGTATCTTCTGCGTGTGCAAGGGCTAGTTCAGCAGCAGAGAACCTAACACCATTAGACCGCATCGCTTTCCTTCATCTTATTTGCGTACCTATATTTTGTGTCTGTACCAGTAACTTGTGGTGCTGCATTGTCTTGTTTTAGGTAATCTAAAATGATTGGGTCTTGAAATTCAGCAAATAGTCCTGACATATAGGCTTCAAAGTCTACTGGTAACATTCTGTTCATAGGAACACCTTGGCCTGATTGTAAACCATTTATGTTTGACCTAGCAGGAAAGTTTGTAGCAGCTCCTAATTTTATAGGTCTGCTCATTTGTACATTTGTCTCTGCAGCAGCAGCAGCTGCTTCTTCACCTGATACTTCTGCTGTAAGGCCAGTAGCTAATTCATTATTTATTTTAGATGAACCTGTACTGTCACCTTCTTTTCTTGGTATGTATAAATCTGCATAACCAGGGTCTGCTTTTAAATCTGTATTTAACTTTGCTGCTTTTTTAGATGCGGGTTGTCTAACCATAATTTTCATCCTCTTCGTTTAAAAACTCTTTGAAATTATTTAAAAATTGTAAAAAATCTACTCTTTGGTCCTCATCACGCATAGCACACATTATTCTTACCATTACACCAGGTATTGGTCCAGGCATTTGATATTCAAATACCATAGGTATGAAATCATCCATAGGCATTTCAAATACATCTTCTTCTAATAAACTATCGAGGTCCCAATCTTCTTGATTAATAATGTCATAAAATTCTGCATTAGTTTGGGCCATTGGGTCAAAATCTTTAGCCACTTGGTCCACCTCCTTGTGCTTGTGCAGCTTGGGCTAATACTTGTTGTAATCCTGGAGGAGGTCCTTGCGGTGCTTGTGGCCCTTGCAATATTGCTTCCTCTTCAGGAGTTACTTCTTCTCCCTCTGCAGTATAGAACTTGTCTAATATTTTATTCATGTTTTGAGGATTTTTCTTAATCTCTATAGCAGCAATAGTTGCTTTAGGATTACCTTGTGCAGCTTGTGCCATAAGACTTTCAAACAAAACATTTTCTGCTCTTTCAGAATTTATACGATTTTGTATAACTGATATATTATCTAACCCATCCATGTTTTCTTGTAATGTTTGTGTATCGATAATACCTTGTTGTTTTAGTTGTAAACCTGTAATAATCTTTTGTGGTTCATCGAACCCTGCCATAACTCCATAAATTCTACGAGTTTTGTACACTTCTCCAATATCAGAACTAGGTACATAAGTCTCTTTAAAAGCTGTACCATTACGATATCCTGCAATAGGCTTACGCATGTTGCCATACATAGCTTCATCCCACTCCAGTCTTTTGCTATCTATTTGTTCTAACGCATCTTTAAGAATTGTTTGATATTCTTTTACATGCAATGAAGCAGATTGGCCTAACTCTTCTAGTCCTCGGCCTGTAGCAAATGCATTTGGTGATTGTCCATCATCTGAAACTGGATAAGCAGAACCTAATCTAAGGTGTCTCTCTAATCTATCTATCTGTTGGAACAACTGATAAGGAATATTATTTACTGGTTTTATTACTTGACTACCAGGAGTTAAGTAGTTTACAGACAATCTTCCTTTCTTATATTGTCCACTTTCTATCTCACCGATGATGTTGGTTTCTGTAAACACAGCATCCTCCATTGCAATGACAGATAGAACATTTATCCTCGCCATATTTGCCATTAATCCAATCACATGATGGAACTGGCCTTGCATTTGGTCGAATGCAAATCTCTTTGCAACGACAAATCTTGGTCCTGATTTAAGAGGGTTAGGTATAAAATCTAATATTATTTTGTTTTCAGGTAAGAAGATGTATGTACCTTCTTCATCGTAATACTCTGCTACAACTTTACCTGTACCACTTTGATTTGCCCAGGTCTTGTCATAACTTGACATGTAAGCCATAGTGTTATATTCAGTATCGACTTCATCCATAATTACATTTTTATATTTTGGATATAGGTCAGCAAGTGTTTTGTGTGGTACTCGTGATACTACTGCTAACTCTTTTGGTTGTTGGCCTTCTCCAAAATACCCTGGATAACATAAGTAAGGGTCTTTTACTTCTGCGTAAGGGTAAGGAACACCATTAGCATCTTTTTTCTCTTTAAGTACCCATACTGCAAATCCATAACCAGGTAACCATCTACCAACTTGTGGTAATTGTAAATCTACTTTTTGTAATTCATCATAAGCATGTACTATTCTCTCTAGTTTTTCTGCACGCTTTGCAGCTCTTTCACTGTCTTTGTCATTAAATATATCTACTTTTAAATCAGGGCTTCTTCCTAATTTTTGTGCAAAACGCTCCATTGCGGAGTGAAGTAAGTTAGGAGCAGGTATTTGTTGGTAATCCATATCTCTCATAGATTTACCTAGTAATGCTTTTATTCCATCTGCTCCGCCATTCATAATGGCACGAATTTTATCTTTTTCTGCTACAACATCGGCATGCTGACTTCTTAGCTCGTATACCCTGCTGTAAACTTCATCTGCTGTTTTCATTATCTCCAACTATCCAAATCGATGTTACTTGTTTCGTAACCACCAAAACTTGGTTCATACTCTAATCCCATTGTAGCAAGTCTTTCCTTCTGTAACCTACGAATTGTTTTCATAGGAAACCAACTTGCCATAACTAAGTCAGACTTTTGTCCTACAGTTCTACTTTTGTTTTGAGCAGAGCTGAAGTACACTAGCTGACTTTTATATAAGTTTACCTTCTCTTGGGCTTCATATCCAAGATATGGCAAAGAAATTAGTTTGTCAGCAAACATTGGTCTCATAGCAGTCACACCATAAATTGGGTCATGCTTATTAGAATAAGTCTGCGTACCTTCTAAAAATATACCATGCTTTCCTGCAAAGTCACGAATTGATTGGTCTTGTCTTATAGCTCTTTGAAATCCATTTTCTTCGATAACCCAATGTGCAAGATTATATTTAACAAACCAGTCTTTTATAATCTTTAAGGCCTGGGGAATACCACCACCTAAAGAGTTTTCCATATCTACCATATAAAGTTTGTTAGATGATTGGTCATAGGCCCATAAGAATGCAGCTTGGTATCCAGTAGATGCAGGGTCAAGGCCTGCAATTAATCTAGTTCCTGGAGGTATTTGGCCTATATCTCTACTTTGGTCTCGGCATGCTTCTATCTCTACACTATCAAACAAAGCCATACCATCAGGCATTGCAACATTAAGATAAACCATTTCGTATATAGCTCTACCACCTGTAGTTTCAGCAGCAGACTTTCGGCCTGATAACCATTTGTAAGTTCTTTTACCTGGCCATAACATACAATCAACATGAGCTTCATCATCCCAATCAGGTTTAGTACATCCAGTATCATGTGCTTCTTCTACTATTGTGTTCCAACTTTCGTTGTCTAGTAGATGAGAATATAAATCATCGTAATGTTGTCTTGAACCAATTACTACTAAGGCTGTATGTTCCTCTTTACGACTTGACAATGTTGTAGTCCACCATGTTCTAGTGTTTTCTCGGGAAGCTGGCTGCATAGTTGATGAGTGGTCTTCCAAGTCATCTCCGATAATGATGTCACAATCTCGGGATAATATTTTTCCACCCCTACCAATACCAACCATGGTAGGTGACTTAATACCAGTAACAGTCCTGGTACCAACAGTAAACCCACTCTGCGACCACGCTTTTCCTGCTCGGCTAGTCGGTTTGAAAGTTCTTCCAGGTGGGCAAAGTTCTTCGATGAGTTTTTCATTATTCTCTAGTTGGTCGATTACTGAAGCTACTGCGTTCTTAGCTATCTCCTCATTACCACCTACCCATAATATTCTAACATTGGGGTTCTTGATTATAAGCCATACTGCAAAATGAATTAGTAGGTCAGTCTTGCCATGTCGTGGTGGAGATAGTATCATCTGCTGTCCACCTTCATCAATAGCTTTTAATATAGATTTAATCCATCTAATGTGAAATTCAGGTGTCTCGTAAGGTTTACCTTGTTCTGTTTCAAAGTATCTATCTCTAAAAATTTTAAAATCAGCCAGTGATTTTTCTGCTCTAGCAGGTAAAGTCCAGTTCTCTGCTT